ATCAGCAGATATCTTGCCCTGGTCAGCGTCGATGGCATATAGACCATAGCATCCGTGGGCCTTACTCAATATCAGCACGTCGTCCGGGCCCATGATGCGGTATCTCAGCACGGCCAAGATTTCCAAGCAGGACAAAGACGAAGCAATATGACCTTTGCCGTTCTTGACCGCTACGCGCATAAGGTCTTGCCGGAGGAACTCGATCTTTTCTCTCATACGTCCCTCATGAGCGCTTCCAATCGGTCGCGCATTGGTTTAGTGTAGACTGAATAGAACATGTTGCCCTCTCTCCGCAAATGTTTTTCCCATCCGATCGCGATCAAGGACTGAGCCACCCGGCTCTGGTCAGACCGGGAAATGTTTTTGGCGGGTATCCCGATATACTCGAGGATCTGGTCAGCGCAAACTTCATCGACGTCCGGGTTTTCTTTGATCCAGCGGTTGACGTTCGTGCGCATAGGGTCTTCAGGCATACGCTGCTGGGCCTCGACCACCTGGAGGTCCGCGGAAAGCCCTGTTAGGTACAGCAATTCCTTTTGATATACCGCTTTCGCTTCCGCCCAGAGTTGGTCACAGTGGTCTTCTAACTCCATGAGCTTCACCATTCCATTGAGCTTTACCATCCAATACCGGCGATTGCCTGTCACGTCCTTCAAATACCCGACGTGCTCGGGGTTCACCGTGGCAATAAAGATGCTCTGACGCTGGATATCTTTGGACAGGCGCTCATAGGGCAGGCGTACGGTGTCTGCCCCGCGGGTAAGGAAGGACTTCAGCGCATTCGCGTCTCCCCAGTTCAAAGCACTCAGTTCGCTCAGTTCAATGATCCATTTATTCGTCATCATGGATACAGAATCCTTGTTGTGGGGGTCAAGGTTCATATCGCCGGACCAGTTGCGGCCGAGGATACGGCACGCGGTGCTCTTGCCGATCCCCTGGGCGCCTTCCATAATGAGCACATGGTCCCATTTGCACCCGGGCTCGAACACACGCCGGACGGCCGCGCAAAGAGTCTTCCGGCCCACCGCGCGCGTGTATTCCGTGTCTATCACGCCGCCGTAATCCGTGAGCCACGTGTCAATCCGGGGTACTCCGTCCCACTTCAAGCTATTCAGATAGTTCCGTACCGGGTGATAGTGGTGGCGGTGTCCCACGACCGTGAGCGCTTCCTGGACGATACCGAGCGGAAACTCCACGCGTACGGTTTTGGTGAGGAAATATTTCAGGAGCACCATATCCTGATCGCCGATATTGACGCCCTTAGAGCCCCGCTCTTTGTACCAAGGCGCTTTGGAGGACAATTCGATCATGCCGGAGAACATATTAAAGTGGAAGGCGTCTGAGAGCTCGGGGAATCTGAGGATATAGTTCACGCAGTTATTGAGGGTCGTTCGGGCCACTCCTTTTTCGGTGAAGTCGAACGTCAAATTACCCGTGTCGACCTTCTCGCCCACTTCCACCGTCTTGAAGATGGCCGCGACGTTCAGATGCCCAGGCTTTTCTTTGGCGTACTTGTAAGCGCTTCGGACCGTGTGCTCGATCTCAGTCATCTCCACCGGCGGAGAGAGCTTCACGTTATTGTACTTTTCCGCGATCGTGTTCTGCACCATATGCCGGGACAGCCCGAAGTCACGACCACGGCAGGCTACTATATAAAGAGAATTCGTTTGTCCTTCACCTTTCGGGATCATGGGCATGGACGCTAGGTATTCTTCATAGCGCTCGACATTGAGCGGATCATCATCGACAAAGCCAGCCTCCGGCTCTGCGCCGGTTTTGATAGTCTGGGTCTTCTGGATTTTAGCTAGGATCGCGGGCGGGCAGGGAGCGAGGGCGTCAATGCTCCCGGCGACGATTTCGTAAGGCTGGAAAGTCTCCGGATGGATGGACTCAGGGCCGACAACGTAAAAAGCACCATGCCGAAACTCAATGCCAGGATAATCAGGATGGTACAGGCCAATTTTGGAATCCTTTGGTACGTCCAGATAGACATGATAGCCCCCTGTTCCTGTTTTGACGAGAAACGTCTTTGTCTCCCAATGCCGGGGGAGATTACAGTCTTCTGTGAGTTTCTTGAAGCTCTCTTTCCCAGGCGCGCCGTTCTTTATGTCAACGTCTATGACCAGCGCAAATTCACAATGCGCGCCGAAGTTGCCCGGAATGTCGAGCCTGTTTGTGTTCGGGTCTTTGGGGATTTTCAGCCAGTTGGTCCCTTTCGGAACATCCGGCTTTTTACCGTTCAGCGGGAACACGCGCCAGCCAGCGCGGGCGTACGCGGAGATGATGTCAACCACGGAACACCACCACGCACGAAGGGAAAGGCGCTCGACCGCCATTATCATCAAAAGACAGTCTGCCAGGGATGAACCGGATATCGTCTGCCTTCATAATATATTCGTGCCACCAGCGCGTATCAGTACGGGACGGGATAAGCATCACTACCAGCTTATTCTTTTTCGCTTGCTCGTATGCGCGAGCCACCCACAGTTTGATCTGATTATACGGCGGATTGACAAAATTTCTTCGGCCCCATTCCACTGTCAGCCCGTCAAACTTTGGGTTAGGCGGGCATGGGTCAAAGTCGAAGGAAAACTCTTTGTCAAGCGCCTCATAAAAACCTTTCGGCGTTTTCCAATTTTGTCGCTCGGACGTGAAAAGTGCACGATTATTCATGACCGCGGCCATGTTAGACGTCGTATTCGACCGGGAGCGTGACTGATTTCTGGATCTCGGAGCCCGGAATAAAATACCGGCCCCCGGATTTTCCAAATCTGATCGTCCCGCGCTTGATACGCATCAAAATTCCGTTGTGCGTGATCCCGAGCAATCTCGCCGCTTCTTTGACTGAAAAGATCGCGTTCGCGTCGATAGTTCTGATACCTTCAACATCTGGCGTACTCATTTCATTCCTCCCTCTGCGCTTTAAGCGCGATCATGATAAACGATATGACAGGACAAACCGCCGGAAGCATAACGATAAAGCCACTGCAAATATTCCGCGTCTTCTTTTAGAAGTACCGCGGGTTGCATCGCTTCAATCCGCTCCATAAACGAATGTCCTTTTTTGCATTTCAGATTTCTGATCTCCGCGATCAATGCGCGGGCGTCTGATATCTTCATGGCGCACATACTATTCCCACGCGTAATACTTTGTCCACTATTTTTGTGGGGTTTTTTCTTGTTCCACAATTCCTTGTGGTGTCGAGGTGTCCCAGGCACCAGTAATGCCACGCGCCCGGTCCTTGAGCGCGAGGCGCCTTAACGCCTCCCGGTCGATTTCTGGCCGGTCGTACCAGTGCGGGAGATCGTGAACAATTTGGATTCTGCGTTCGCGTGTGAATTTCATTTTAAAACCCTCCTGAGATTTGGCAACCAGTTTTTATTGAGTGGATGCGCTGATACCGGCGCGTATCGGTTTGCTAAAAACGCGAGATAATCACCAGGGCGCCCGGCTTTTGTCCAGCGCCGGAAATTGTTCTGGACCGTGTTCGCACAAATTTTTCTGCACGCGCCATACCCGGAACAAGGCACCGACAAAATTCCGAACGGCTTTTTTGCGCGTGCTCCGCCTTCTATTCTATAGATCGCGTCAACCACGCGATTAAAATCTTGGGGCGTGATTTCACTTGCTCGCGCCTGGGTACTTACCCCGGCGAATATCAGAAAGCACAGAATAAAAAATCGCATACAGCCTCCTCTTTTTCATGCGCTGGTACTTTGGCCGGTCCGCGGGATAATATCTCGAGAGCCATTTTACCAGCGCTGTTTTTGTGCGTGGTACAAAATAACCGCTCATGGCCGGGACCGCCGGACGATTTTATCCAGCGTCTCCACCAGATCCCGGAGCCGGCGCGTTCGGCGTGATAACTTATACTGGGCGCGCTCCTCTTGGGTTGTGGTTTTTGGTTCGGCCGGGATATCGAACAGCACCAGGCACGGACTAAAGATACTCATATGTCACCGCCTTTCGGTTACGCCAGCGCCGGATGCCCGGCGTTGACTACATAGATATGGACGTGCGCGGCTTTGGGGTACCATTCGCCAGTCGTCATATTGACATACCGCATATCACCCCGGCGCTTTACCCAATTAAAAACGCGTTCCCAGCTTTGATCCGGCGCCACGGCCCAGGCGCATTTTGACAGGCCGCCGCGGGCTCCGCCCCAGCCGGACAAAAAACGGTCCGTGGCCGTGATCAAAATTGTATGCGTCTTTTTCTGTTCCGGTGTTCGGTCATCTTGTCTCGTGGTACTCGTTGATCCTGATAATTCGCGCTCTAACATTTTCGATCCCCCATCGGCTGTCTGGCCTCGTCAGCGCGGGCGAATACCCGCGGACCGGCCGCCGGTGATCTGGCGGCCAGTTTCGGCCTATGCGGCGATCTTATACGCGCGCTTGCAATAGCGGTATAAGCTCGATGTCATTTGACGCCGGGATATACCGACCAGCCATGATCCCGGGCCCGCGTCCGCGGCTCGTTTTTCTACCCCCTCCGGATTCCAAGCGTAGAAAAACATATTTTTTGCCATAGCTGATACCGGGAACGCTTCACAAGCGGCCACGAGTAACGACGGGACAAAATATTTTTCCTTCACGTGGTCCCGGACGTGTTGTCCATCGCGCCCCATCGGCCGCGATCCGTCTTCGGCCTTCATAAGACATCCCCAGCAGTCACCGCCGGACGGCGCCGGGATCTTATACGCGAAAAATGCGTCCATAAACTCCCGGACATAGGCGCGGATCTCTTTTAATTCTTTCCTGGCGCGCTTGGGTAATCCCGCCGGCGCGGCGCCGTGAACGCGTCCGCCTTTCACCCAGCACCCATCCTGATATACTTTGCCGTCGATATACCATATTCCGGCGGCTTGTGTTATACGCGCGGGCCCGTACTGATTCATTCTATCTTTCGTTGTTACCGTCCGCCATCCTCCGGAGTTATACGTACAACGGCCATCCCGGAACGTCAAAATGTCCGTTGTATGTAACCGGATAGCCTCGCGGCCGTCCGCGTACGTGACCCGAAGCGTGTTGTTCCCTATTTTCTTCGCGCTTTGTACGCCGTCAACGCCGGCGATCTGTTCGCGCTTGGTTGTTCTTGCCATATGTCACCTCGTTTTTGTTCGGCTGTCCGGCCTCATCGGCAGCGGCAAATACCGCTGGACGCCGGGCACAAGGCCCAGCGTTTCGGCCTTATCCGCGGGCAAACTCAAAAAAATATTGCCCGGATGCGTCTGTCTTCCCTTTGTTCGTAAGATAATCCACCATTCCGCGCGCCTCTTCTAGCGCGCCGTCTTTCGCGTCATAGTCCCCGGAATATCCCCAGCAGGACTCTATCGCTTCACCGGCGTCATTCTCGATCCGGTATCCGTACACGTTCCCGGAAAGATATTCGTTCCATTCCTGGATCAGAGATAACGCTGCCTTCCTGGCAGCATTCGCGGTTTTCCAGTACTCCCGGGAGACAAAAACTACTCCAAGCTGGGACACGTCCCAAGAGCGGTCGGGGAATTGTCCCTCATTCGAGAGCGCCAGCCGGACGCCGCTATGGATATACGCTTCCAGATTAAAGCGCCAGTGAGACGCGCCGTACCGCTCCGGACTATAGTCCTTCGGACCGGCTACAAAAAACTCCCTATGCCCGGCCACAAGAAACAAACTGCTGTCCCCTCCCTCGTCCGGCCTCATGGGATCAGAGTCCGGCATGATCTTGATCGTCAATCCGTTCCGTTTTTCTTCGTGTATTGTCTCCATTGTCTTTTCCTCCTGGCCTTTGTGGCCTTTGTGGTATTCATGTATCGACAAAAGAAGTATAGCCTTTAGTGTTATTTGTGTCAATAGTCTTTTTTGTTTATTTTACCATGCGCGCGCGGGGATCGGGCGCTTGTGGCGTTTGTATGAATTGCTAGGCTTATTTGTATTTTTTTCTATAAGACTTCCTGAAAGAGAGAGAGAGAAGATTAAAATCCTTTAATAATGGGCGCGCGCGTGGGGAAGTGTATGGGAAAAAAGTAGAAAAAAGCCGAGCAAGTCATACTACACGCACAAGCCCAACAGAAAACGCGTCATGGTACGCACAATCCCCACAAGTCCCACAAGTACAGCCATCTTCCCCCATATATCCCACATAGCCCACAAGGTCACAAGGGGCAGGGGTAGATGCCCATCGGGCCCAGGCGCGCGGGCGTGAACACGTTTGCTTTTACCCACCCCCGGGGTCAAAGTCGACCCCTATGGGCATCCATCAGGGATTCGACTTGGTGAGGGGAAACCACCCACCCCTCGAGCCAAGATTTATAAAATTTCAGAATCCCACAAATCCCACACCCATCAAACCCAAAAAATTATTTTTATTTCCCTTGACACCTGATATTCCTCCGAGTATTCTCCCGATAACCGGGCGTAAAGCCCAAGGAGGAAAAAATGTCAAAGACACAAGAAGGCCCCAAAGGAGTAAAAATCTTCACCCACGGGCAGTATTATTTCAAAACCGAAACGGCCAAAGGTGTGAAGCCGTTCACCATGACCGTTCGTGCGAAGTCACTCGAGATGTTCCGAGAGACATCTCAGAAATACACTGGTACCGACGATGGTGGTCGCGCGATGTTCCGCACCAATAGCTACTTGAACATCAGGGGCCAGCTCAAAAAACGCCTTCTTCCCATCCTCCTCCGTCGCGACAAACCCGATTTTGCGCGCGTGCGGTTCGTGACGATCGACGAGATCGTCTCCGAGACGGGCGAAGAACTTAATCTCCCGGTCAATCTCCGTTCTCGCAAGCAGCTCGAGCAAATGATCAGGGACGAAAAGATCCCGGTCGACCCCGCCGAGTACCTGGAAGTGGATGACCTTCGCACGGATATCCTCGGGTACATCGAGGCGCCGGAAGAATTTCTCCGCTCGAAGCCCCTCAAGGACCGTCGTCGGCAGGAAGAACGGGATTTCGCCATGATGAACGATCTCGGTGGAGAAACTTTGCCGCCCGTGCGCGACGAGAAACCCAAAATCCAGCGTCCGGTCCCGGCCCCGGCGGCTCAAGGCGTCCTGGGCGATTAACCCATGGAGCCCGTGGAACCGGACATCGTCTACCCGCCCGGAAAAAATATCGCGGTCCTGCGTGATGGCACCCTGCTTCCCACAGGACCGCGAGGTCTTTCTCCGTCGGAAATAGTTTCCTCCATCCGCGAGATCGTCGCCCGGAAGTACAAAGGCCAGGACGAGACGAAGTGGGGGATGTCTTTACTCGAAGCCTCGCTCGTGGCGGCCGCGGAAAAAGCCGCGGATGGGGACTTGGACGCTCTCACCAGGATTCTCGATCGCTTGATGGGCAAACCCGTACAGCAAACAATCACTGCATCCGGAACGCTGAAGGAGTTTCTCGACCAGATTGCCCACGAAGACGGCCCCGTTCCAGATCCGTTGGGGGACTGATGACAAAAACCGAAGTGGAATACCGGAGGTGGATGGAATGTCTGACCTAACACCACATCAGATCGCGGTGCTGAGAAGATTTACCACGGATCTGCCTTTCTTCGCGCGGCACTGTCTCAAAGTCACGGACAAAGAGGGGAACACGGTGCCGTTTATTTTCAATCGCGCGCAGCAAACCATCCACGAGCGAATTGAGCGTCAGCGTAGGGAGCTTGGGCGCGTGCGTGTAGTGATTTTGAAGGGCCGCCAGCTTGGGTCGAGCACGTATATCCAGGCCCGGCTTTTCTGGAAAGCGATGTTTAACCCGAATCTTTCGGCGTACGTGCTCGCCCACCAGGTCGAATCGACGATCAAGATTTTTGGTATGACCCAACGCTTCCGGCGGAACCTCCCGCAAGACCTTCAACTCCCGCTCGAAAAAGATACCGAGCGGAGTATGGCGATGAACAACGGGTCGAGCTACAGCGTTGGTACCGCGGGTTCAGCACAGATCGGCCGCGGACTCACGGTTAATCTTCTGCACTCGTCTGAAACAGCGTTTTACGAATCGGCGGAGGAGATATCGACAGGCTTGTTGCAGGCGGTGCCGGACGCAAAAGGCTCGGAGATGATTTTCGAATCTACGGCTAACGGCCCGGGGAACTTTTTCTACGACCTCTGCATGGGGGCGATCGCGGAAAAGAATGGGTTCCAGTTAATTTTTGCGCCGTTTTATTGGGACGATCAGTATTCCGATCCGACGAATCTCCAAGAGCGGGACCTAGACGACACCGAGCAAAAGTATTTTGAGGCGCACAAGGACGACGGCCTCACCCTTGGGCATCTTGCTTGGCGGCGTAGAAAGATTGCGTCACTCGGCGACAAGGTTTACAAATTCCAACAGGAATATCCGTTCAACCCACACGAAAGTTTTGTCCGGGCCGAAGGCCGCTTTTTCTCGATGTACCAGGTTTACGCGGCGCGTGAGAGAAAAACGCAGGAGAACCCAACCTCTCCTCTCGTGATCGGCGTGGACCAGGGTCGGACCGGGGACGACACAGTAATTTGTCGCCGCGTGGGATCCGTGATCCGCTCGTTCGAGCGTATCCCCGCGGACGATGGGAGCGAAAGGGATATGAGACTCGCGGGTCGGATCGCGCAGATCATCGAACGAGAAAAACCGGATCTAGTTTGTATCGATTGCACGTCAGAACACGGGGCGTATGACCGTTTGACCGAGTTGGGGTATTCAAAACGCTTGGTGAAAGCGGTGCATTTTGGGGAGAAAGCCCTCGACACCACGCGCCACAGAAACAAACGTGTCGAGATGTATTTTTCTTTGCGCGAATGGTTCGAGGACGAGAAGGCGCGCATACCAAATGACCAACGGTTTCTGACGGAGCTTGGCGCGATACCGGTGGAGAAAGAGTCCAGCAATAACGTGGCGTATCTGGCCTCAAAAGACGACATCAAAAAAGACTTGGGCTTTTCGCCGGATATGCTTGATAGCGCAATTTTGACGTTCGCGTATCCAGTGCGTCGGAGAGCGAAACCCGGCGATCGAGGGTTCGACCAACGCGCAGACGGAGTGGCGCAAAAATATAAAACGCTTTTCAAATCAAACCTCAAGAGCTTTGCAAAAAAATGAGCGGAGATTTTTTGCAGGGCGACGGTTTTGTTCTTGTCCCCTCTGACGACCGCGAGTATCTCTCGCATCTCATGCGGACCCATCCGCTGAACCTCATGAACGACCGCGGGATCGCGCGGTATGTGAAGTTCGTACGGCACCTCTGGATCGGGGAAGCGAAAGGTTTTGTGATCGGGGGCGTGCTGTACTTGTGTTTTATCCCCGGCATCGGCTGGACCTTCGACGCCTACAGCGAACGCGAAAAGCTAAAAGAGCTTGACAACAAAGGGCGGTGGGCGTATAAGGCGGGTGTTCTTGTAGTGGATTGGTTCGGTCGGAATGTAGGTGAAACACTGAACGCATTCGTGGACGAAGAAAACCGCGGGACGATCATGATGGCAAAGAAACTCGGATTCGTGAAGCAGGAAAATAAAAACGGCATGGTAATTTTGCGAAAGGAGTTTCGGTCATGAGCGGAATGTTCGACTGGATGTTTGGAAACGACAAGAAAGAGTCAGCCCCTGCACCGGCTCCCGCGCCCGAAGTCAAAGACGTCGGGAATGTAGCCGACGTCGGGTCAGTGGAAAGCCAGGCCGCCTCCCGGCGGCTCGCGCGCATGAGCAAATATTTTACGAGCCCGACCGGCGTTATGGATTCGACGACCGGGTCTTCAGGTGTATTTTAAAATGGGCGTCGATGTCTCGCTCATCAAAAAAGAATTTTCCGCCGTAAAAGCACGCCGCTCACCTTGGGAAAACGTCTGGGAGTTAATCGCCCGATATATTTTTCAACGCAAGCAAGGTTTCACTACGATTTCTGCCCCCGGCGATTTTTATACCCACGAAGACGTCTTAGACAACACCGCAGGCCAAGCGCATCAGACGATGGTTTCGAGTCTTGACGGCGCGCTTTGGAAAAACGGCGGACGCACGTTCCGCGTGAAGCGGCCGAGACAAGCGCGGGATACCGAAGAAATCCGTAAGTTTTATGCGGAAGTGAATGCTCGCGCGCAAGGCGCGATGGAGCACGAGAACGCCGGGTGGGGGACCGCACGGCAGGAAGCCCTTTCTGAAGGCACATCTTTTGGTACGGACGCGATCGGAGTTTTCAAAGCCCGCCCTGGGCAAAAGCACAAAGTCGAATATCGTGCGATGCCCCTCAAAAATCTCTACGTCGTGGAAGATGCTCGTGGCAGAGTCATCAAGGAGTTCTACGAGTATGAGTACGACGCGTTTCAGCTTGTGGACGAGTATGGCGAGGTCGCCAAAACGGGCAAAGTAAAGGCCGCGCTCGACAAGAACAATCGCGATACCAAGTTTAAAACTCTCTGGCTTGTCCGTCCGAACGAGTCCAAAGAAAAAATAAAACAGAGTTATGAGTCCATCCACATTTTGTGCGAGGACGATTTAGTTTTGCGTCACAGTGGATTCTCCGGAAACAGCATCATTGTTTCGCGCTTTTACAAAAACGAGGGGGAAGAATACGGGCGTTCGCCGGGCTACAACGCCCTCTCCCCAATGATCGAATTAAACGGCGTTGTGGAGATCATTACGCAAGCCGGCGAGCTAACCGCTCTGCCGTCGTGGTACGTTTTGGACGACGGCACGTTCGGAAATGGAACGATTGACCGGTCGCCAGGCGGCGTCATCCCGATCGATGTGACCTCCTCCCGGATCACGGGGATGGCGCCGATCGGTCAGATCGGAACCGTGGGTTCTACCATGCCTCTCCTGAAACTCATGGAGATGCTCGTGCAGGAAATCAAGATGCACTTCCTGAACGACAAGCTCACGGACTTGAATAATACGACCCGCATGACGCTCGGCGAAGCGCAGATCAGAAACGAACTTCGCGCGGATAACACCGGCGCGATCTTCTCCAGACAGCTCGACGAAAAGTTTACCCCGGTCATCCGGCGCACACTCGCGATCCTCGAGGAAGAAGGCGATCTCGGAGTGGAACCAGGGTCTGAGCAGTTTGCGCAGCTCACCGCCGCGGGCATTGAACCGCTCGTGATTCCGGATGAACTTTTGGAGCTGAGAGATCAAGGCATTGAGATCTACCCGATCGAGTATATTTCTCCCGCTGCGCGCATCCTCCGGTCGGAAGAAATCCGCGGTCTGATATCGACATGGCAGTTTGCCGCGACGTTTTCCGCCGCGGCCCCGGAGCTCATGCTCTGGATCAACAAGCGTAAGACGATGCCGCAAGTGGCAGAGCTTTACGGTGCCCCGGAGGGCACTTTGGTCTCCGAGGAGGAGTTCGAGAAGAACTTCGCGGAGTACAAGCAATCAATGGCGCAACAGCAGCAGATTCAAGCAGCAGCGATCGCGGCGGAGATCGCCAAAAACCAAGCATCCGCTAACCAACAAAACGCGCAGGCTACCGCCACACAGAGCGGCATGAATGGCCTGATCAACGGTGGGGGCGCAGGCCCGGGAGATATGCTGACATGAGCGAACAAAAAAGTCCGGAAGAACTGGCAAGTGATGTGAAACGAA